ACTATTCTCAAATTTCATTTGTAGATAGTGTATATAATGGAAATCACACTATTGTTGGCGTTGCAACGACATCATTCGACTTAGTTCTCAATCGTGCTCCTGAAAGGTTATCATATACTCAGAGTGAGTGCGATGACTTAAAGTATACAACAACATCTACTACTGCAACAGGTGGAATTGACAAGGTAAGAATTATTTCTGGTGGATATGGGTATAAGAAGGCACCAATTGTTAGTAATGTCACTTCAACAAATGGTAAAGATGCATATCTTTTGGCAAAATCAAATTCCATTGGAAGTATAAAAGAATTGAGAATTGTAAATAAAGAATTCGAATATTCTTTCGATCCAACCTTAAGACCGTCTGCTTTCATATCTCCAAACATTATTACAACAGATTCAAACACATTAGATTCTGTACTAGTTGAGAATGGAGGTAGTGGATATACTCAAGAACCAGAAGTTATTGTTGTAAATTCTACTACTGGAGATAAGATTAATTCCGGAAATTTAAAAGCTTCTTTGGTTGGTGAGTCGATACAAACTGTAGAAATATTAGAAAATCCAAGAGGTCTTCCAGAAGATTCCGTTAATATTATTACTATCAATAATAGTAACGGAATAAGCATTCAAAAAGTTGAATCTAGTTCGACTGGAATATTTACTTGCTCTATAACTGTTCCTCCACTAGGATTTGTCACTCTCCCATTTGCTGCAGGAGATAAAGTTTTTATTGAGGGCATTGAAAAATTCGGTTCAGATGGATCTGGATTTAATTCTGAAGATTATGATTATAAATTCCTTGTTGTTGATAGTTATGATTCTTCATCAACACCTTACCATAAAGTAGTATTTGACCTCTCAAGCACTGCTAATAGTGGATTAACTACTAATACCGGTATTGCCAAGACATCAACAGGAGCATTTGGTTCATTAATTCATTTTGACAATTATCCAACTTTTGAAGTAACTCAAAGAAGATTAGATTTTAATGTTGGAGAACAACTAATTTCTAATCAGACGGAGAGAGATCTGTTCATTACTAGTTCTGATGGAACAAGATTGAAAGTTTCTGGAACTTATGAATTATCTGTTGGCGAAACAATAACAGGGAAATCAACGGGAACTATAGCAACAATTGACGAAATAGAAATTAATTCTGGAACATTTGATGTCGATTATTCTATTCCAGAAAATGTAGGATGGTCTGATGAAATTGGAAAATTAAATACTGATAATCAGGTTATTCCAGATAATGACTATTATCAAAATCTTTCATATTCTGTAAAGAGTAGTAAAGAATATGAAGAAGTAGAAAAATCTATCAAACCTTTACTTCACACTAGTGGATTGAAAGATTTTGCCGATACTGGTATAACATCTACAACAGATGCGTCAGACGCACTTGGAATTGATGAAACAACAGTAATTCGTGATTTTATAGATGATCTTAGAGTTGATACAATTTATGATTTTGATTTTGCCAAAGACATTGATATTGATTCTGAAGGAAGATCGACGTATCTACAATTATTGAATACAAAGTTAACTGATTATACGGACAACATTGGGAACGTTGTATTGGCAATAGATGATATTAGCGACAAGTTCTCATATTTTGAGGATAGTCCCAGTGAGTATTTAAATTTACTTAAATTAAATTCTTCAACTTCTTTTGAAAGTTTCTTAGTAAGAATCACAAATGCTAATAACAGTGAAGTTCAACTCACAGAAGTAGTAGTTTTAAATGATGGTGCTAATAGTTTCCTTGTAGAAAAGGGTGGAGTTGTTAATGTAGGTTCTGGATCAACATCTCATACGCCAGATGAACAATATGGAGATTTGGATATTGTAGTAGATGAATTTAATGATAGTTATTTGAGATTTATTCCTGAAGATCCCTATGATACAGACTATGATTTAAAACTCATAAGAAATACTTTTACAAATTCTATATCTGGTATTGGTACAACTTCTATTGGATTTATTGATTTAGTAAGTACTACCGGTGTTACAACTTCCGAATCTACTAAAACTATAGCGTCATTTGACAATAGTGAATTTGAATCCTTGTATGCCAATGTTCAGATCATTGATAATACTTCAAATGATATGAATTTTGTTGAACTATATGTAACTTCAGATGGATCAAATACTTATCTCTCAGAGTACTATTTTGATAGTGAAAGTGAAACATCATCTTTCTCAAATAACTTTATAGGATCTTTTGGTGCAAATCTCTCTAGTGGAATTTTATCATTAAATTATACCAACACTTCTTCCAATGACAACACTTTTAGAGCAAGAGTTGTTGGATTTGGAACTACTACGTCTGGAACTGGAACTTATAGATTTAGATTGGACAGAGAACCTGAAGGATCTGAAAGATCTGCAATCTATAAATCAGATTTTACTACGGGAATTGGAACAGCAACTATAGTTTCATTAGACAAGACACTATTCAACTCTACAAAATCTCTTGTAGAAATTAGTGTTGGAGATACAAAATCTGTTCATCAAATTATGATGATACAAGATGATAGTGATGTTTATCTGCAACAGTCAGCTTTATTGAGTGTTAGTGGTATATCGACATTTGATACTGCAATTGGTATAGGAACATTTGGTGGAAATAATTCTGGATCAAACTTAGAACTTAAGTTCTACCCAGATTCCGACTATTCTTCCCAAAACATAGTTATTTCTGCATTCACCCAATGTTTTTATACTGTTTTAGATACAGTTAATACACCTCCATCTCTTGAGTATGGAAACACTCAAGAGTCTGTTAATCTTAAATTCTATAATTCTATCAATGGAGATAGAATTAATAGAACCAATTTTACATTAACATCCGAAGGAACTCCAATTTTTGTCAAAGTAATTGATCCTGAAGACACCAATGCATTAATAGCAACTACAGGAACATTTAATGTTACAAATCACTTCTTCAGAGATGGTGAAGAATTAGTTTATACACCAAAATCAACCATTGTTGGTGTCGCAACTACTGCAATGACATATAGAGATGCGGATAGTGGAGTATCTGATACTTTACCATCTACCGTTTTTGCTGTTGTAACGAATCGTAATTACGATCAATTCCAAATATCAACAACAAGAAGTGGTACTGCAGTGACCTTTACTGATCTTGGTGGAGGAAATGCTCATCAATTCGAAATGGCGAAAAAAAGTGAAAAGTCAGTAGTTGTAGTTGATAATTTAATTCAACATCCATTAATTTTCACTAGTATTTCTCACACATTATCCAATGCTATCGGAGTAGCGATTACCACATTTAATCTGAGTGGCATATCTTCAATAAACCCATCGGACATATTAAAAATAGATGATGAGTATCTTAGAGTTACTAATGTTGGATTAGGGACATCAAGCACTGGACCAATTACTAATAATGGATCATTTAATTTGGTCCAAACTGATAGAGGGTTTGTAGGAAGTTCGGCAACGTCCCACTCATCATCAGCACAAGTTGATATTTACAGAGGTGCTTTTAATATTGTAGAAAACGAGATACATTTTGCAGAAGCACCAAGAGGAAATCCTCAAATAGATAAAACTAAGTTTAATTTGGATTACGAAACTTCTTCATTCAATGGAAGAGTTTTCCTAAAATCTGATTATACTTCAAATAAAGTATATGATGACATATCAAGCGAGTTTAATGGTATTGGAAGAACATTTAGTTTGAAAGTTGGCGGTGCAAATACTACTGGTCTGAGTACCGATGGTAGTAGTGGTATTGTTTTAATTAATGGTATTTTCCAACAACCAACAACTCCAAATAATCCTAAAGGTAACTTTGAAATAACAGAAAATGCAGGAATAAGCACTATCACATTCTCAGGAATTACAGTTCCCAATAGTGATCCATTGGAATATATTATTTCAGATGTTGATGTAAATCAAAATGAAACTCCAAGAGGTGGAATTATTGTTTCTCTTGGATCTACACCAGGACTTGGTTTTGCACCACTTGTAGGAGCATCTGTGACTGCTACAGTTGCTGCTGGATCTATTACTGGCATAACAACTGATTTGCCTGGAGGATCATTTGGATCTGGTTATAATGGTTTAACTTCTATTGGTGTCACTGTTTTTGAGGATGGGCACTCTGGAACGGCAGCAACTATTACTGCTACTGTAGGTGCTGGTGGAACACTTTCGTTTACTATTGATGGAGGGGGAACTGGTTATACAAATCCATCAGTATACGTATCATCGCCATCTTATGAAAACCTTTCTGTTGTTGGAGTTTCAAGACTTGGAGTTGGGACAACAACCACAACTGGTATTGGATTATCAATTAGTTTGAGTGTTGGTTATGTTGGAATTGGATCAACTTACTTTGGGGTGGATAATTTTGAAATTACTAAAGATGGATATTCTTTCCGAAGAGGTGATGTATTTAAACCTGTTGGTCTCGTTACTGATTCTACATTATCAAGTCCTATTCACGAATTTGAATTAACAGTCTTAGAAACTTATTCCGATAAATTTGCTTCCTGGCAGTTTGGAAACTTAGACTTTATTGACTCTATTTCAGATCTTCAGGATGGTACAAAAACAACGTTCCCATTATTCTATAATGGGGAACTTATTAGCTTTGAAGCGGATCCTAGCATCAGGATTGACCTGCAAAATTGTTTATTGATATTCATAAATGGAGTTCTTCAAGAACCAGGAGTTAATTATACTTTTGGTGGAGGAACATCGTTCGTATTTACTACTGCACCAAAACCAGAAGACAATATTTCAATTTATTTCTACAAAGGAAGTTCTTCTGATTCTTCTGTTGGTAGTGTTTCTGAAACTATAAAGAAGGGTGATACTCTTCAAGTAGTAAAATTCAATGATGCTCCAGATATTCTATCTCAAAACAAGAGAACTGCTACAGATCTGTCATTCTCGGATAAAGTTGAAACAGAAACGTACTCTGGTCCTGGAGTAACTGAAACTTATAGACCATTAAGTTGGACAAAACAAAAAGTCGATAAGAACATCAACGGTGAGTTTGTTTCTAAAGCGAGAGATTCCATTGAGTCACTAATTTTCCCAACAGCAAATATTATTGATGATGTATCTACATCTGATACTGAAATATTTGTTGATAGTGTTGAATTATTTAAATATGAAGATCCTGATTTAAGTTCTTTTGATGCGTTAATAGTTGGTGGAATATCAACTGCTTCAATATCTACAATAACTGGAAATGATTCAATTGAACTTGTAAAGAACTTCACAACTATCCAAGGAGATTCTGGATCTGTTGTAGGAATTGCATCTACATCTTCACCAAATCTTGCTATAGAATTTACATTAGATTCTTTAGTTGGAACTGATCTTCAGGTTGGTTATCCAATTTATATCTTCAATACTTCGGTTGGATCTGGAGTTACATCAATTGACACCTCTGGTAGTCAAATTGTTGGTATTGGCACCACTTATATTGACAATATCTACTATGTTCAAGCTTTAAATACCTCTACTGGTATTATAACTTGCCGTATTCATTCTGGTTCAAATGTTATTGGAATAAACACCACAGGAACTGAAGATTATCCAGTTGGCAGATATTCTTGGGGTAGGTTGTCCAATGCTTCTTTAGAAAGATCTTCCAATCCAATTTCAATAGGTGTAACTGGAAGGGTTGTATCAGGACTTTCAACATATCCAATTCTTCAAAGAAGAAATGTGGGAATAAGATCTACTGGCGCTTTACCCAAACTGTTATAAATATCTAAAAAACTATGTTAATATGGCTGCTGTCGTAACAGATCAATTTAGAATACTGAATGCGAGTAACTTTATAGATTCTGTATTAGATGATAATAATTCATACTATGTTTTCTTAGGTCTACCAAATTCAACCGCCGTTGGATTTGGTAGAACTTCCGATTGGAGTACTGCCACCAGCGGACCTCCAAGTCCAACCGACAACTCTCAGTATCTAACACATTATAGAGATACTGGAGTTTTTGGAAAAAGAATTACTAGTACAAATGTTAGAAGAGTAATAAGAAAAGTTCAGTGGACAACAAACACTGCCTATGACATGTATAGGCATGATTATAGTTCTTCTAATACAACTCCAAATTCAGCAACTAGTAGATTATATGATTCAAATTATTATGTAATTAATAGTGATTTCAGAGTTTATATTTGTATTGATAATGGTTCTTCTGGTTCCAATTTAAAAGGTGGTAGATCAAAATTTGAACCAACATCAACAGATTTGCAACCATTTTCGGCAGGATCTGACGGATATACATGGAAGTATCTATTCTCCATTTCTCCAAGTGATGTAATCAAGTTTGATTCTACAGAATATATTGTTTTGCCTAATGACTGGTCAACGTCTTCAGATTCTCAAATTCAATCAGTTAGAGAAGCAGGAGACTCTGAGGCAAACAATAATCAAATTAAAAAAGTTTATATTAAAAGTGCAGGTTTAGGTTATACGGCATCTACGTATGATATTTTAGGTGATGGCACTGGAGGTAGAGTTGCGATAACAGTAGATGCTAATGGGGCAATTACTTCTACAAATGTTACAACTGGAGGAAAAGGTTATACATTTGGTATTGTTGACCTAGAAAGAACTGGAACTATATCAAGTGCTGCAAATTTAATTCCAATTATTCCTCCATCAAGAGGACATGGATATGATCTCTATACCGAATTAGGTGCCGATAGAGTTTTGGTTTATGCAAGGTTTGATGATTCTACTAAGGATTTTCCAGTAGATACAAAATTTGCTCAGGTTGGAATAGTTAAAAATCCAAAGGAGTATACTTCTTCAGGATTTGCCTCTACCAATTTTACTGGTTCAACTTATTCGTCTTTAAGTGCATTAAAACTGGATTCTTCATATACAGGAACACCAACAGTAGGAGAAAAAGTTACTCAGACTCAATCATCTACAGAGATTGCGAAGGGTTGGGTTGCTTCATATGATAGTGATACAAAAGTATTAAAATATTTTAAAGATAGATCATTATTCTTAACTGATGGTGTTAATCAAGAAGATAGGACAACCATTGGAGTAGATTCAAAAGTTATTGAGTTTAATAATACAGACAGCATTGTGTTTACTACTGCTACTCAAACATCAGTAGCATCTGGATTTACTGGAAGTTCTGTAAATGGAACTAGTCTAGGAGTCAATTTCACAGGTGGACTTGCAGATCCAGAGATAAATAAAAAGACAGGGGATATTATCTACATTGATAATAGACCTGAAGTTGAAAGAAATCTTAGGCAAAAAGAAGACGTTAAAATCATTCTGGAATTCTAAAAAAGATGGCACAAAAAACAGACTTAAATATCAACCCATATTATGATGATTTTGATTCGGGTAAAAACTTTTATAAAGTCTTATTTAAGCCAGGATTTCCAGTTCAGGCACGAGAATTAACTACACTTCAATCGATATTACAAAATCAGATTGAAAATTTTGGAAGTTATACATTTAAAGAAGGAACGGTAGTAATACCCGGAAACATTGTCTATGATGGTCAATTTTATGCAGTTAAGTTAAATTCAACTGAGTTTGGTGTTGACATATCATTATATCTCAGAAGTCTTATAGGTAAGAAAATTACAGGACAAACCTCTGGGACTACTGCGACAGTTCAATTTGTCGCTTTCCCAGATGGTGGAAATATTCAAGATCCAACAATTTATGTGAAGTATGTAGATTCTAATGATAATTTTGTCTTTGATCAGTTTGTAGATGGAGAATCATTGTCTGCAGATGAAAATGTAGTTTATGGAAACACAACTATCACTGCTGGAACTCCATTTGCGTCTCTTATCAGTTTAAACGCAACTTCTATCGGTTCAGCAGCATCAATTGGAGAAGGAATATATTTTATTAGAGGATATTTTGCGAAAGTTTCAAAGCAAACAATATTACTTGACAAGTATACAAACACACCATCTTACAGAGTTGGTTTAACAATTAGCGAATTGCTTGTCAACGCTAAAGACGATGGATCTTTATATGACAATGCTAGAGGATTTACAAATTATGCCGCACCAGGTGCAGATAGATTACAAATTAATTTAACATTATCTAAGAAGTTACTCACAGACACCAATGATACGGACTTTGTAGAACTTCTTAGAGTAGAAGATGGTAAAATAAAGAAAATTGAAAATAAGACTCAACTCAACAGACTTGGTGATTACATCGCAGAAAGAACATATGAGGAGTCTGGGCATTATGCATTAGACAATTTTAAAGTATCTTTACACAATTCACTCAATGACAAGTTGGGAAATGATGGACTGTTTTTTAACAATCAATCTACAGATCAACTTAATATACCTTCCGATGATCTCATGTGTGTAAAAGTTTCTCCTGGAGAAGCTTATGTTGGTGGTTATAATGTGGAAAAAGTATCAAATACAATTATTGATGTAGAAAAACCAAGAGATACTGCAACAGTATCTACTGCAAATATTCCCTTTGAAATGGGAAATCTTCTCAGAGTCAATAATGTAACTGGGGCACCAAAACAAAAAGAATCTATCGATCTTTATAATAGACACACTAATGGTGGTGGAACTAAAATAGGAGATGCCAGAGTTTATACGTTTAATCTAACAGGATCTGCATATCAAGATGGATCTACCAATTGGGATTTATATTTGTATGATGTCCAAACATATACGGAGTTGACATTAAACACTCCAGTAGGACCTTTAAATCTTATAACATCATCATATATTAAAGGAAAGAGTAGTGGTGCAAGTGGATATGCAGTTTCATCAGGATCTGGTAGCGCAGTAAGTATTAGACAAACTTCAGGAACTTTCTCCGTAGGCGAGCAGTTGATTATCAATGGTGTTGATGCTTCTGCCACTGTAGCGTCAGTAATTGTATATGGAACTAGAGATATTAAATCTGTTTCTCAAACTGGTGTCTCCGATTTTCCAGATTTTTCTGCAAATACTGTACTAGATTCTATTGATCTTCCTAATGGAATTGTTGGTGGAACAATCAGTGGAGGAAATACACTTGTAAGTCCAGGAAAGGTATTTACCGGAGTCAAAGTTGGAGATGTCATTAGATATCAGACTTCTTCTGGCGATGAAACATTCAATAGAGTTACTGCAGTCAGTACGTCATCACTTACCATTGGAATTGGAACCACTGTTTCTGGTATATCTAAAGGGGAAGTTACTAACGGAACATACTCTCAAATAAAACTTGGTGTTCCAGCGCTGAGAAATCAGGATAAGGGATATCTTTACGCAGAACTTCCAGATTCCAATATTGAATCAGTAAATCTTTCTGGTTCATCACTAAAAATATCTGAGCAAATTACTGGTGAAACGACTGACGGCAGTGGTGTCTTAACATTTGACTTATCTTCGGGTGGAATTACTTCTGGAATCACAAGTGCATTCTTTGATCCATTTGATGAGGAAAGGTATTCTGTTCATTACACTGGTGGTGGAATTGGAACAGTAACTTCTGATGCGTTCTCTATTAGTGGGAATGTCGTCACCATTAATGGATTAGATACTAGTGAGACTAGTGTTGTAGTAAATGCTTCTCTTACAAAGAATGGTATTCAAAGTAAAATAAAAGAATACACAAGAAGTTCAACACTTGATGTCATCTATTCAAGAGATCAACAGTCTGGTGTTGGCGTCAATACTTCTATTAACGATGGTCTTACTTATAATACAAACTATGGACTGAGAGTTCAAGATGAAGAAATTTCCTTAAACTATCCAGACGTAGTAAAAGTTCTTGCCATTCACGAATCGTTAGACGAAAACGCATCAACATTGGATCAAATTCAGTTCTTTGATGCTTCTGTAGTGAGTAATGCCATCATTGGTGAAAACATTACCAGTTCTACAAGTAACACTATAGCAAGAGTAGTTGCGAAACCAACGTCTCTTTCTTTATCTGTCGTATATTTAAATCAAGATAGATTTATTGCTGGAGAAAGTGTCACGTTAGAAGAATCTAACAATACAGCTTCACTTCAATCTGTAACTAAAGGTTCTTATAAGGATGTTACTTCATCCTTCACGTTAGACAAAGGTCAAAAGGATCAATATTACGACTATTCCAGACTTGTCAGAAGTTCAAATACACCAATTCCTTCCAGAAGATTGAAAGTTGTATTTGATCATTACACGGTTCCCGCCTCAGATAGTGGTGATGTTTATACCGTTCTCAGTTATGATGATGAAAGATTTACTGAGGATATTCCTTCTATCGGAGCTAGAAAAGTAAGAGCTTCTGATACACTTGATTTTAGACCAAGAGTATCACAGTTCACTGCTACTGACAAATCACCATTTGACTTTGACTCAAGAAGTTTTGGAACTTTACCAAAACTTATTTTAAAACCAAAAGAAAGTTCGTTAGTTGGTTATAATTATTATCTGCCAAGAATTGATAAAATATATCTAGATACATTCGGAAACTTTATTGTACAAAAAGGAATTTCCGAGATTAATCCAAAAATTCCAACAAATAAAAATCCTGATGGATTGATGGATTTGGGAACAATATCTCTTCCAGCATATCTGTATGATCCAAGTGATGCTGATATTTCTCTGGTAGATAATAGAAGATATACCATGAGAGATATTGGAAAACTTGAAGATAGAATTGAAAATCTGGAGAGAGTTACTTCACTTTCTCTCTTAGAAGTAAACACACAAACTCTTCAAGTTCAGGATGCACAAGGAAATAATAGATTTAAGACTGGATTCTTTGTAGATGATTTTAAGAATAATTCTCTAATCAATCTAGATGTTTCTTCAATAGAAGTAGACACTGATGCTCAAGAACTTACAACTATAATTAGTGACAATTCTCTTAAGAGTCAGATAGCACCTTCAACCGATACTACCGATGAAAATTTAGATCTGTCTACAAACTTTGATCTATTAGATTCAAACGTTCAAAAGACAGGAAATGCAATTACATTAAAATATAATAGTGTTGGTTGGATTGAACAACCACTGGCAACTAAAGTAGAAAATGTAAATCCATTCCACGTAGTTTCTTATAATGGATTTGTTAAACTTTCTCCTACTAATGATAGTTGGGTTAGAACTGTCAGACTTGCAGACTCCAATTCTTCAGTCACAAGAAGAGTTCCAGATCCAAATCGTAGAGGAACAACAGGAACGTTTGTAACTTCTAGAGATGTTGTAGTTTCTTCTGGCAAAGATGCATACATGCGTTCCAGAAATACACAATTCTCAGCAAACAATCTGAAACCACTTACAAAATTCTATCAATTCTTTGATGGAAACGGTAGTGTTGACTTTGTTCCAAAATTACTTGAAATATCTAATGATTCAACACTCGTAAATTATGGTTCTGTTGGTTCTTTTGAAGTTGGGGAAACTGTAATTGGATATAGTGATGGCGAATCTGTAATAACATTTAGATTGTGTTCTGGAAATCATAAAGAAGGAACTTTTAATTCACCATCAAAGATTTTTAACATAAATCCTTACATAAAATCAGAAAATCTTTCTGCCGTATACAGCCAATCTTCAAAAGTTCTTAATATTGACACATTTGCTCTTTCGGAAGAAGCGCAAGGAAAGTATTCTGGGTATATTAAAACAGGAACAAAATTAGTAGGACAAACAAGTGGTGCCGTTGCATATGTTAAGGATCTTCGTTTGATCAGTGATAATTATGGCGATCTTTTGGGATCTTTCTTCCTGAGAGACCCATACACTGTCCCAGCACCTGCTGTCAGAATATCTACAGGAACTAAAACATATAAACTGACAAACAGTCCTACAAACGCCGCTCCTCTCCCAGGAAGCAAATTACAGTCAACCGCAGAGGCATCATACAGATCTGAGGGTAGATTTGAAGTTCGTCAGCGTCAAACTACTAGAGTCACTGCTAATTTCTATGATCCTCTAGCACAATCATTTAGTGTTGGTGGAACAATTGATGCTCCAGATTTAAATGGGCAAAATGACGATGCCAACGGTGCTTTCTTGACCGCAGTAGATCTTTTCTTTGCTAACAAACCATCTGGAAATGATCCAGTAAGAATTGAAATAAGAACTGTTGAATTGGGAACTCCAACAAGAACAATTATTGGAAATCCTACAACACTCAGACCTACTGATATTACAACTTCAACAAATGGCGAAACCGCAACAACTGTAACCTTTGATTATCCAATTTATCTGGCTCCTGGACAAGAGTATGCAATTGTTGCTGTAGCAGAAACAACTGATGAATATGAATTGTGGATTGCTGAGATGGGCGAAAAAACAATCAATACACAATCCCTACCCAACGCAGAATCGATTATTTATTCAAAACAGTTTGCTCTCGGAAGTTTGTTCAAGTCCCAAAATGGATCTATTTGGACTGCCAACCAGTATCAAGATCTTAAATTTAAACTCTATAAGGCAAACTTTACATCAACAACTGGAACAGCATTCTTCTATAATCCAACATTAAATGAAAGTAATGGATACGTTGAGAATTTATCAAACAATCCTATTACAACATTACCAAAGACAGTAACCCTTGGAATATCCACAATTCCTGAGGGTGATGGAAATATCGGTATTTTAACAGTTGGTAGAAAAGTTTCTGGAACTAATGGATTTGGATATGGTCATATTGTTGGGCAAGGAAGTTCTGTCGCCAATGTTACTATTACTGATGGTGGAGAAAATTATGTAAGTGCCTCTGATTTGGCAACTACAAATATTGTTGGTAGTGGTTCCGGTCTTAGAGTCAGTATTACTGCAACTAATGGTGTTGTCACTGGAATCGCTGCGACAACGAATACTGGAAATGGATATCAAGTCGGTGATGTTGTTGGAATTACAACCACATTAGGAAGAGATGCACAGTTTACTATCCAGTCAATTACTGGATTAGATACTTTATATTTGAGTAATGTTCAGGGCGAAAAAGGTGCATCCAAGACTTTCCAAGTTGGTGCTGCATTGAGCTACTATAACGACTCTGGAACTATTGTTTCTCTTGCAAGCACAACAATTACTGACAGAACTTCTGAAGGATCCGGTCTGAATTCTGGAAATTATTTAAAAGTAGATCATTTTGATCATGGAATGTACTATTCCACAAATAAGGTCATTATTTCGGATATCGAATCAAACGTCCCACCAACAACTTTAGATTCTGCTTTATCGATTGACGAGTCAGCAACAATTAGTGTTGCAAGCACTTCAAACTTTGACACTTTTGAGGGACAAACCGTTTCTGGTTCATATCTTGGATATGCAAAAATTGGCGATGAGATAATTTCTTACAGTGAAGTTGGTAGTGGAACTCTTACAATAAGTGCTAGAGCAGTAGAGGGTAAAGTTCAACCCCACGAAGTTGGAAGTTCGGTTACAAAGTATGAGTTAAATGGCGTTTCTCTAAGAAGAATTAATGGAATCACTCATGATGTAAGTTCACTTGGAAATGAACTAGATGAATATCACGTTGCAGTTGACATGTCAACCAATGGTAATGATAGATCTAATGATGGTGATACTTCTGGAGCACCACAATTATCATTCACATCAGAGGCATCGATTGGTGGAAATAACTGTAAGGCAACTGAAAATATTCAGTTTAATGAAATTGTTCCGAATTATGATATTTTGACACCTGGTTCTTCCACAACAGTCACAGCGTCTGTAAGAACAACTACGGGAAGAAGTGTTGATGGATCGGAAACACCTTTCGTTGATAATGGTTTTGAAAATGTAGAGTTGAATGAGATAAACAAACTGAGTTCTGTAAGAATGGTTGCTTCTAATATTAATGAGACTACAAGTTTAACTACATTACCAAGAAACAAATCATTCACAACTGGCATAACCTTAGGTACAACAGATTCTAACTTGTCACCAATCATCTATACTGATACTGCAATGACAGAATTTAGATTGAACAGATTGAATCAACCTATCTCCGATTATTCTGAGGATAATAGAGTCAACTCATTGCTGTTTGATCCACATGCGGCAGTTTATGTATCTAATACCGTCAATCTGACTCAGGCAGCATCTTCACTCAAAGTAATTCTTGCTGCTTACAGACATGAATCTGCAGACTTTAGAGTTCTTTATAATTTGATTAGAGCAGATTCTAGTGAAGTAACGCAAGAGTTTGAACTATTCCCTGGTTATGATAATTTGACTATTAACGCTGACGGAACTATTACTCCTACCGATGATTCCAACAATAGTGGAAGATCAGATACATTTGTTCCAGCAAGTTTGGAAAATCAGTATCTTGAGTATGAATTTACAGCAGACAATTTAGATCTGTTTACTGGATATACAATCAAAATTGTAATGTCTGGTACTGATCAGGCACATGCTCCCAGAATAAAGGATCTTAGAACAATTGCGTTGAGATGATAAGAGTAGAAGGACATAAAAATCTTTACAGAGATGAAAAAAGTGGTGCCATAGTAAATTGTGACACCACTTCATATAATCAATACGTCAATTCTCTCAATCACAAAGAAATGCAGAGGCAAGAATTGGATAAGATGAAAGAAGATATTGACGAAATAAAAACACTACTAAAAGAGATCCTAAATAGCAAATAATTTCACGGCATTTGGTTGATATAAATATCTATAGAAACACATGCTCATCTGAATAATGGCGGTATTTGTATCAAATATAGTAATTGAGCAGGGGTTTGATTTTGATACTACTTTTCAGTTAGAAGATACTACAACAAATACTCTTCTAAATCTGACCGGATACAGCATGGATGCCCAACTCAGAAAAACATATAGTAGTTCTTCATCTGTATCTTTTGCGTCAACAATTACATCAGTTACTGGCGGTTCAGTTCAAATATCGTTAACATCTTCAGAAACTGCAGATTTGAAACCAGGTAGATACGTTTATGATGTAAAATTAACTACTAGTGGTGGTACAGTCACCAAAGCTGTTGAGGGTGCTGCACTCGTCAGAGCAGGAGTAACTAGATAATGCCTACTATAAAAGCAAGAGTTGGTTCTCAAAATGTAGTTCGTGTATTATCTAATGCGTCTTCTCCGGCAACAAGACTTATAAACCTCGATGATGTCAATAAGACATATAGAGGAATAGATGGAATGATTCTTGTTTGGGATCTCCCGACAGAATCTTTTATAATGACAAGTCGCATTGATTCGTCATTAACTACAATTGAAGGAATTGCATATTTTACAAACACTGAAGATTCCACATCTACCACAACTGGAGCTTTAATTGTTAGTGGTGGAGTAGGCATTGCCAAAAATCTCAATGTTGGTGGAAATTTAGAAATAACTGGAATATCAACATTTTCTTCAGATGTTGATATTAATGCTGCTGTCAATATTCTAAATGATTTAGTTGTAAGTGGTACTGCACAAGTATCTGGTGTAACAAGTTTCACTGATACAACACAAAATACATTAGGCAACGTTAATACTGGATCGGTACAATTTGATGGTGGTATTGGTGTTGAGAAAAATTTAACCGTTGGTGGTGGGATTTATGTTGGTGAAAAATCTGAATTTGTAGGAGTTGCAACATTTGGATCCGCTATTGATGGTAATGGTGGAGCAGATATTTCTGGTGGAGAAACTACACTTTCTTCGGCAACAATTAGTGATTTACCTGACAATCGTGTTGTTGTTTCTGGTCCTGGTGGATCTATAGATTATGATGATAATTTAACTTGGAATGGATCCAATCTTTCAGTTAGTGGTTCTGCTAATGTAGATAATATAAGATTTAATGGAAATGAAATTGATACTTCATCTGGCGGATTAACTCTAGATTCTGCATCTGGAACTATCACTGTTGATGATAATCTTACCATTGTTGGCGATCTTACTGTCAACGGAAATGAGACAATCATAAGCACTCAAATTCTTGAGGTTGAAGATATTAACATTGGAATTGCTTCTGTAGTACCAAAGTTAAATGATTCACAACTTGATGGTGCTGGAATTACAATTCATGGATTGGATGGTGATAAAACATTATCTTGGGACAATTCTAATTCTAGATTAGCATTCAATACTGATGTTTATGCGCCAAATTATTATGCAGGAACTTATGATGGTCCAAATGGAGTTGCATATTTTGATGATAATGGAAAACTAGTTGGAGCAGCTAGTACAGAAAGTTTATTATCGACAAGTTACTACATATTAACAATAGAACAATCAAGTGGAGTCCCAAAATGGACTTCAACAATTGATGGAGGAGAATACTAATGGCAAAACCAAGCACAAGGCAAGGACTGATAGATTACTGTCTTAGAAAATTAGGTGCTCCTGTATTGGAAATTAATGTTGATGATGAACAAATTGATGACTTAGTTGATGATGCGATACAATACTTTAATGAACGTCATTATGATGGTGTTGAGAAAATGTATCTGAAATATAAGATAACTAGCGATGATGTTGCTAGAGGTAGAGCACAAGGAACTGATGGTGTTGGTATTGTAACGACTACGGGAACTTCCACAGGAATTGCTGCCACTACATTCAATTTTTACGAAACTTCTAATTTTATACAAGTTCCAGATTCTGTAATAGGAATTGAAAGAATATTTAAATTTGACACCAGTTCAATTTCTGGTGGAATGTTTAGTATCAAATATCAGTTATTCTTAAATGATCTATATTACTTTAATTCTGTAGAACTTCTCCAATATTCCATGGTCAAGTCTTATCTGGAAGATATTGACTTTTTACTTACAACAGACAAGCAAGTTAGATTTAACAAAAGACAAGATAGATTATATTTGGATATTGACTGGGGATCTCAGACAGCAAATGAATTTATAGTAATCGAATGTTATAGAGCACTTGATCCAGCATCGTTTACCCAAATATATAATGATAGTTTCTTGAAAAAATATTTAACTTCCCTCATTAAAAGACAATGGGGTCAAAACCTTATCAAATTTAATGGAGTTAAGTTGCCTGGAGGAATTGAATTGAACGGAAGGCAACTTTATGAAGATGCAGAAAGAGAACTTGAAGATATTAAACAAAGAATGACGATGGAATATGAACTTCCACCACTAGACTTTATTGGATAATTATGACACTCAATCCATTTTTCTTACAAGGATCTCCTAGAGAGCAATTCCTAATACAAGATTTGATAAATGAACAACTGAAAATTTATGGGATTGATGTTTATTATCTTCCCAGAAAATTTTTGAAAACTGATGATATTTTGGGAGAGATTCAATCTTCTAGATTTGATGACAACTTTGTCATTGAGGCATATCTGGACAATTATGAGGGATATGCTCCTGGATCTGATATAATGACGAAATTTGGATTAAGATTAAAAAATGAAATAAATTTGATAATTTCTCAAGAAAGATTTGAAGACTTTATAACTCCATATTTGGAAGGAATAAAACTTGGAATTGAAGAGGGTAATATCACCGATCAAACAATGACAATCACCTCCAGACCAAGAGAGGGTGATTTAATATATTTTCCTTTAGGGGAAAGACTATTCGAAATTAAAAGAGTTGAGGCAGAAAAACCTTTTTATCAATTAGGAAAAACATATGTATATGAACTGCAGTGCGAACTTTATGAATATGAAAATGAAGATATTGATGTATCTGTAGAAGAAATCGATAATACAGTTCAAGATGAAGGTTACATTACAACTTTAACACTGGAACCTGTTGGTGCTGACGCAAGTGCAACGGCAACTATTGGTGGTGCTGGTATGGTTGGACTAATTAGTCTAACTAATGATGGATATAACTATACTTCAACACCAGTTGTAACTATATCTGATCCAACAAGTGGAACTACGGCAACTGCTGTTGCTATAACAACATCTATTGGCGGTATAAAATCCGTAAAGGAAATTAGAATAACAAATGCTGGATCTGGATATACCTCATCAGATCCTCCGACAGTCACTATAACTGGAGGAAGTGGAACAGGAGCAGCTGCTACAGCGATAATTGTTGATAACGGTGTACAAACACTATCAATTTCTACTGCTGGTACTGGATACTTCTATGCTCCCATCGTCACCATTTCTGGTCCTGCAGTTGGAACAACAGCAACGGCAGAGGCAATTGTAAATCCATCAACGGGTGGTGTTTCTCAACTCCAAATAACAAATACTGGAGCAGGATACACATCCGCACCAACAGTATCAATAGCAGGAGTATCAACCACAGGAATAGGAACATATCAACTCAGAGAAACTATAACAGGTTCACTTTCTGGAACAACAGCAGAAATTAGAAATATAGTAATCAGAACAGATATTGATTTGAATGATCCACCGATAGAATTGTATGTTGCTGTAAATGACGGACAGTTCTCTGCTGGAGAAGTAATAACTGGTTCAGATTCTTCTGCTTCCTATATACTTAAATCATATGATAATGATAGTTATGAAGAATCTTTTGACAATAACGAAGAAATTGAAACAGAAGCAGACAATATATTAGATTTCACTGAATCAAATCCATTTGGAGAATATTAATGTTAGGGACTTATTTTTATCACGAAATTATAAGAAAAACGATTGTTAGTTTCGGAACTCTTTTTAATAATATTTACATTAAACATGAGGATAAAAACAATAACGTAGTAGATGAAACAAAAGTTGGACTTTCATATGGTCCAATGCAGAAGTTTTTGGCAAAGTTGGAGCAACAGGCAGATTTAAAAAAACCTATTGCAATCACTTTACCAAGAATGTCTTTTGAAATGGTTTCTTTACAATATGATCCAACAAGAAAAACTAGTGTAACTCAAACCTTTAGAGCATCAGATGATGCTGGCAATATAAAGAAAGTTTATATGCCAGTTCCTTATAATATTGGTTTTGAATTAAGTATCTACTCAAAATTAAGTGATGATGCTTTACAAATTGTCGAACAAATACTACCATTTTTCCAACCATCATTTAATTTGACTTTGGATTTGGTAGATTCAATTGGTGAGAAAAAAGATATACCAATTGTTCTTGACAGTATTGATATGCAGGATGATTATGAGGGAGACTTTACCGTAAGAAGAGCACTTATCTATACTTTGAGATTTACTGTAAAGTCATATCTGTTTGGTCCTATTGCAGATTCTACGGAAGGTCTCATTCGTAAGGTTCAAGTTGATATGTATGCTGATACCAATACTCAGACTGCTAAGAGAGAGGTCAGATATACAGTAACACCAGATCCTATTAATGCTGATCCTGATGATGACTTTGGGTTTAGCGAAGTTTGGGAAGATTTTACAGATTCTAAGACTTATAGTCCAACTCAACAAACTGATATTTAAAAATTATGTCTGATAATTATGATTCAATCGATGAAGCTTTAAATGTTGAGAGTAAGATCGTAAAGACAGAAAAAGTTTCGTCAGAAATTCAAAATGTAAAACCCAAAGGTCCTGATATTGAAAAGGACTATGAATACACTCGTGCCAATCTCTACTCCTTAATTGAAAAAGGACAGGAGGCAATCAATGGAATTATGGAACTTGCTGGCGAAGGTGGAAGTCCAAGGGCATATGAAGTGGCAGGTCAATTAATCAAAAGTGTTGCCGATACTACAGACAAACTTATTGACTTACAGAAAAAACTTAAAGATGTTGAGGATGAATCTGTAAAAACGACTAACAATAATGTTACCAATAATGCTGTATTTGTTGGATCAACCACCGAGTTACAAAAACTACTCAAACAAGGTTTTCTAAATAATAAAGAGTAAACTTGTTTCCTAATGGGTTGGTCAGAAAAATATAAAAAATCAATTGATTGTGACAACCCAAAAGGTTTTAGTCAACGTGCCCATTGTCAGGGTAAGAAGAAAAAAATGTCAGAAGAAAAAAAAGATCACGAATACTCAATGGCACGGTCTGAGTTGAAAACTGTGACTAATGCCGCAAAGCGTCTTCAAAAGAAGATGGGTAAGAAAGGTGAGGGCAATCTGCAAGCTTGGGTACAATCCAAAATCACAAAAGCAGCAGATTACATTGATACTGCCGCAGATTATGTAACTAATGAAGAAACCGTAAGTGAAGAGGGACTCCGAGATTGGTTCGGAAAGTCCAAATCAAAAGATGGTAAAAAAGGTTGGGTTAATGTTGTAACAGGTGGAACCTGTGCAAGTGACGAACCTGGAGAAGGAACTCCTAAGTGTGTCTCTTCTGCAAAAAGAGCAAGTATGAGTAAGGCAGAGAGACTTTCTGCTCAAAGAAGAAAGAAGAAAGCGGATCCTGGTCAACAACAAAAGTCTGGTGCCGCAAAACCAACATATGTTTCTACAGACCCTAAGAAGAAAATGAAAAAAGAAGAAGTAGAAGTAACAGAAGCAAAGGATAAACCAGGTAAGGGTAGTGGTAAGAAAGATGCTTGTTACCATAAGGTTAAGTCTCGTTATTCTGTATGGCCAAGTGCATATGCATCAGGAGCACTTGTAAAGTGTCGTAAGGTTGGTGCTTCTAACTGGGGTAATAAGTCAGAGTCTTATGACTTCTCAAATTGGAGAGATGATTTCAAAGCAATTGAAATTGAAACGGTAAATCTTATTGAACCCGATCCAATTCAAGGTGGACAACCAATAGAAGAAGGTCAGAAGTGTTGGAAAGGATATGAGAAGAAGGGAACCAAAAAAATGTTTGGTAAAACCTACAATAACTGCGTGAAAAAAGAAGAATTTGAAAAAGAAATTCCTTCTGGTGATATTAAAAAGTTGACTAAAAAAGCAGTTAAAAGAATTGATACTAATGTCAGTGGTCATGTTGACAAGAAAGATAAATCTATGGGAGATTATGGTGAGTTTGTGCCAACACCAGATGGTAAAGGAAAATTAGTTACTTCCATAAAGAAAGAAGAGTTTTCAGATTGGAGAGAAGAACTTGGAGAGGATTGGCAGAAGGTCAACAAGGGTGATAAAACTGATGGTATGAGTCAAAAAGCAGTTAATGCTTATCGTCGTGAAAATCCTGGTTCTAAGTTAAAGACTGCTGTAACTGGTGATCCAAAACCAGGTAGCAAGGATGCCAAACGCAGAAAGTCCTTCTGCTCCCGCTCTAAGGGGCAGCAAGACATGCATAACATTGATTGCTCAAAAGACCCCGATAAAGCAATTTGTAAAGC